ATTTAGGGAGGCCTTTTAAATAATGTTTATAAATAGTTATTTTCCAACTGTAATATGGAGTGAAGAAAAACCAGAGTTTATTAAATCGTTAAACAAAGCAACCAACAAATATATTAAAGCTGCTAGAAATTTTCCAGAAGCTAAAGCACATATAAAAAAGTTTGGAGACTTTGGAAGATCCTATCATTCAACGCCACTTACAGCTGATAATGATTTTTTAGATTTTAGAAATTACGTTGGTCAAAAGTCTTGGGAGTATTTAGATCATCAAGGTTATGATATGTCACAATATCAAACTATGTTTTCTGAATTATGGGTACAAGAGTTTGCTAAAAAAGGTGGTGGTCATCATAGTGCACACATACATTGGAACCAACACGTATCAGGTTTTTACTTTTTAAAATGTAGTGATAAAACTTCTTATCCTGTATTTCACGAACCAAAGACCGGTGCAAGATGTACAAAATTAAAAATGAGACCAGACTTAAAAGGGGTGTGGGCAGGTCACGAATTATTTCATCTTAAACCTAAACCCGGAACATTAATTATATTTCCAGGTTATTTAGAACATGAGTATGCAGTAGACTTTGGTATTGAACCGTTTAGATTTATACATTGGAATATACAAGCGGTGCCAAAAGAAATGGCTAAAGATGTCGTTTAAAATAAAAAAGAATTTTTTAACACCTGAAGAATATCTTCCCTTAAAAAATATATTAGAAAGTAGTGACTTTCCGTGGTTTTTTCAAAAAATATCAGTCAAGGATATAGATGATAAATTTGATTTTCATTTTTGCCATACCTTTTATATAAATGATACTATTCATTCAGAATATTTTAATTTATTAAAACCTATTATAAATAAATTAAAAAGTATTTCTTTAATAAGAATTAAAGCTAATTTGACTTTGATATCCCCCACCTCTATAAAATCAGCTCCTCACTATGATCAAGATTTTGATTGTAAGGTAGCTTTATATTATCTTAACACTAACAATGGATATACAGGTTTGGGTAAAAAAAAAGTTGAAGCTGTAGAAAATACAATAGTTTTATTTAATAGTGATGTGGAACATTATGCAACTACTTGTACCGACAAACAAAAACGTATAACTATAAATTTTAATTATGTTTAAGAAAAAAAAGTATACAGTTATACGTCAAGCTATATCAAAAGACCTAGCAGCTTTTGTTGCAAATTATTTTTTAATGCAAAAACAAGTTTATGATACTTGTAAAGCTACAAGATATATATCACCCTTTGAAGTTATACTTGGTTATTACGAAGGAGAAAATGAACAAATACCAAACACCTATTCTCAATATGCTAATATAGTTATGGAGACTTTAATGTTAAAATGTCAACCAGAAATGGAAAAGGTAACAGGTCTTAAATTATATCCAGCTTATACTTACGCTAGAATTTATAAAAAAGGTGATGAACTTAAAAGGCATAAAGATAGGTTTAGTTGTGAAATATCAACTACTATGAATTTAGCAGGTGATGATTGGCCAATATATTTAGAGCCGTCTGGAGAAATAGGTAAAAAAGGAATAAAAATAGATTTAAAACAAGGAGATATGTTAGTCTATTCTGGCTGTGAGCTAGAACATTGGAGAGAAAAATTCAAAGGCAAAGAATGCGTACAAGTTTTTCTGCATTATAACAATCGTAAAACCCCAGGAGCAAAGGATAATATGTTCGACAAACGTCCACATTTAGGTCTTCCTTCTTGGTTTAAACGATGATATAATCTTTAAATGGAGGCAGGGCACCACCACATACCCCCTGTCTCCTTTTAAGGATTATTTATGAGTTTAGGATTTGACGCAATTGCAGCATTACCATTTGCCGCTTCAGGCAATGAAGGCAATGTTACAATTAATGTTACTGCAAATGCATTAACTTTATCAGTAGGAGCTTCTACAGCAACCGGTCAAGCAGCCAATGTAATTATAGGTTCTGACCCATTAACTTTAGCTAGTGGTCTAGTTACAGTTACAGCTGATGCTAATGTAAATATTAGTGCTTCTCCTTTAACTTTAAATTCTGCTTTAGTTACAGCTTCTTCTTCTGTAGATATTAATATCACTGGAATGCCTTTGACTTTAAAAGCCAGCAGTGTTACAATAACAGGTAGTGCAAATATAGATGTGACAGATAATCAATTAACTATCACATCTAATGACGTAGGGGTAATTACTTGGAACCCAATTATTCCAGGTGCAACTAACGTTTGGACAGAAATAGAACCTTATTAAATTATGGCATCAACATACTCATCAGATTTACAATTAGAGCTTATAGCAACCGGTGAAAAAGCTGGTCTATGGGGGACAATAACAAACAACAATTTAAAAATTTTAGAATTATCTGCTAGTGGTTATTATACAGTAAGTATTGCTGCAGGGGATTTAACATTAAATTTAGATAATGGTTCTGCATTAGGGGACTCTACTGCAACTGGTAAAAATTTAATGATAGAAGTTACTGGTACTTTAGCGGCTAACAGAGTTATTACCATGCCAACAGGTGCGGAAAGAGTATTTATAGTTAAAGATAGCACAACAAGAGCTAGTGCTAATTATACTATTGGTGTACAAAATGTAGGTGGATCGGGAACAGGAATTAAATATATGCCCGTTGGATCTACTTGTGTATTTTATACAGATGGCACTACTGCTAATTCTATGAAACTTGCAGGAATTTTAAATCAAGGAACTGTTCAAGTTCAAACAGGAACTAATACACCCTATACTGCAGTTAGTGGTGATGTTGTATTTGGTGAAACTTCTAATGGAGGTGGAGGTACAATACAAGTTAATTTACCAAATTCGCCAAATATAGGTGATATTGTAACTGTAATGGATGCTTCATTTAGTGGAGGTTTTGCTTCTAACAATTGTACTATAAATAGAAATGGTTCTAACATTCAAGGTGGTACTTCTGATCTTATTTTAGATACCAATAACCAAGCAGTTACTTTAGTATACACAAACAGTACTAAAGGCTGGCAAAAACAATCAACGAATTCATAGGAGCAACTAGATGCTCACTGAAATAAAGTTTGCTCCTGGAATAGACAAACAAGATACTAGTGTTGGAGCTGCAGGTCGATGGGTTGATTCAGATCTAGCTAGATTTAGATATGGACTACCAGAAAAAATAGGTGGTTGGTCCTCTTTACTTACAGATACCATGCAAGGTGTAGCAAGAGCACAACACTCTTTTGTAGATAAAGAAGGAAATAGATATGTGGCTATCGGCACAGATAAATTTTTACTTATATATTTTGAAGGACAACTTTTTGATATTACTCCTTTTGTAGATAACAATGCAGGAGTATTAACTACGTTTACTAGTTCTACACTTACTACAAGTACTACTAGAGGAACAGCAATTACAATTACAACAAGCACTGCGCATGGATTAATTGATGGTGACATGGTTGAATTAGATTCAGTAACGATGCCTACAGGTTCTAGTATTGCAGCATCAGATTTTGAAGATAAAATTTGTCAAGTTATAACAGTGCCTTCATCAACTACATTTACTATTACATCTCCAAGTGCTGAAACAGCCGGAGGAGGTTCAGATTTAACTTCAGGAAGTTCTTGTACAGTTAAACCTTTTGCAAGTATTGGTCCCAGTGCACAATCTTATGGTTATGGATATGGTGCTGGGTTATATGGTGGAACAGTTACAGGAGTTTTAACTAATACTTTAGATGGAGCGTTGGCCGCAGACACTCAAGGTAATAATGGTTCCGCTACTCAAATTAGATTAACATCTACAACAGGATTTCCAACAGCTGGTACAATAGCAATAGAGAATGAATTAATAACATACACGGGAATTGCAGGTGTTGAATTAACCGGTATAACTAGAGGTGCATTAGGAACAGCAACAACTGGAACTTCTAATGGTCAAGCACATAGTGATGGTGAAACAGTTACTAATGCTACTAATTTTAATGGTTGGGGTTCAGCAGTAAATGCTTCTACAGTACAACTAGAACCAGGTCTTTGGTCTTTAACAAATTGGGGTGATGTATTAGTTGCAACTATTGCTAATGGTAAAACTTACACTTGGGATGCATCTGCATCTTCTAGATTAAGTGTAAGAGCATCTAGAACTACTTTGTCTCCAGGATCAAGTACAGTAGAAAATTCAGAATATTGGACAGCTTTAGGAACACTAACAGCTTCTAATACTTTAGGTGGACAACCTAATGAAGCCGTAGGTAATCCTACTGCATCAAGATTAACATTAGTATCACCTACAACTAGACACTTAATTCACATGGGAACAGAAACAACTATTGGAGATACTACAACACAAGATGATATGTTTATTAGATTCTCAACAGGTGAACAATT